GGAGATGAACTGTGTTCTGGGACGGAAACGACCTCGGGTATTTCAATTGTAACGGCGGGGGTTATGCGCCTTTCGGATAAGAATGCTAGTTTTATTTTTGCGACACATCTACATAAACTCAGCGAGATGCCCGAAATAACGGCACGACCAAACGTTCATAATTATCATATGGAAACTATTTTTGATAAAAAAAACAAAAGACTTATTTACGACCGCAAACTTAAAAAAGGTAGTGGGACGGCTATTTATGGGTTGGAAGTAGCAAAGGCAATGAATTTAGATACTGAATTCATTAAATGTGCTGAAAAAATCAGAAAAAGAATATTGGGACAGGGTGAAGCAATTATAAATGACCAAGTTTCTTCCTACAATGCCAAATTAGTTATTGATTGTTGTAGTGTGTGCGGCGACGAAACCGAAGAAGTTCATCATATAGAAGAGCAGCACCTTGCCGACGACAAAGGGATGATTGACCATTTTCATAAAAATAATCTGTTTAATCTAGTTCAGTTGTGTCATACGTGTCACCACGAAGTTCACCATGGGTCGCTGGTAATTAAAGGGTATATTGATACAAGCGAAGGGCGTACATTGGATTTTGAAAAAGTGGAGAAAAAGAAAAATGAACCTGGTAGAAAAAAATACTCATTTGAAGATGTTCAATTAGTTAAAGATACCTATGATAATTTAAAGCGTTATACACTAGTTAAGCGTTATATAGAAACTAAACACAATAAAAATATTTCAGTTCCAACTATTAAAAAGATGGTTTTGGGGGGGTATTGAATATTATATTTTATAAATTTGATTAGGGGAAATACTTGCTATATACGTATTAAAATTAATATGACTTCCCCTCCATCTTCTAAAAAAGTTGGAGATTGGAATGAGCGAGGTTTATTAAATTCATTTACAAAAAAAGGTATCACATGGTTTAGTGCCTTTACCGAATATATTGCTAATAGTTGTGATGCTAATGCTGAAACAGTTAAAATAAATATTTGGCAAGATGTCGTATATTTTGGCGACGATGGGTCTGGACTGGACCGCGATAAAATAAAAAATGCTTTTGACAATTATAGGGAAAATCACAGTGAAGATAAATCTATGGGAACAGTGGGTATAGGTCTGAAACTCGCTAACGCGTATATTTCAAAATATAATCATACGTCGTATATCTATACAAAAACAGATAATGGACCTTATTTAAAGGTGACTATTCCATGGGGTGTCATATATGAACAAGGTCTATATTCTAAGCAAATTAGTATAGATATAATGAATGATGAAGAAAAGAAAAGATTTAAAAGAAATTTACCAAAAAGTCAAAAAACTCCAGATATTAATGACAGTGATATCCATGGAACAGTATTACAGCATAAAATGGATAACCATATTGTAAAATTATTTACTAATCAATTTAATAAGGATACTACATGGTGGGCAGACTCTGCTAAAAAAAAACTTAAAAATAAACGGTGGGATGTGATGTTCGCCCCTTCAAACATTAATTTAATTATGGAAAATCATATGGATGGTATTGAGGCAGAACTCATTGTAGATAAAGATTTTTATAATTATTTCAATAAAGAACGGCAAGATTATTTCCGCAAAGCAGAGCACACAATTTTATATATTAAAGAAACAAACAGTGATATAACACATTTTATAACCGAGAATACTGATAGAAAAAAGCCAGGTTATATATTTATAGACTCGGATGGGCGAGGTATACATAAGACTACATCTGAATTTACTAAAACAAGGTTTACTAAATTGGGCAGTTTAAAATACATGGTTGCTTCTTTAAGAAATAATGACTATTTTGATCCCGAAAATCCATTAAAACATAATTTAGGTGCGTCTGCTAGTGCGATGCCCTTGTATGAACATCAGTTTTTCAACCCTTGCGTAAAAGATTCTAGAATTGACGCGTGTTCAACAAATATTGAACGTAATCAGCAAGTAGTTAATACTATAATTTTAGAAGGGTACGAACATTCAAAAACAGACGGTGGGCGGGGAACAGAGAAGAAAACACTAGGTATCATCGCCACTCGCGATAAGATAGCATATAATACAAAATCGTCACAAACAAATTTTTATGATGGCATTATTAAAATTCAGGAAGTTAAAGACCATGAAATACATGGTATGGACCTTCGTCTACTTAGATTAATTAGACATATAAGGCAAGATCATATAGAGAAACTTTACACATTCATGACCACTAAAATAGATGATAAAAAAAAAACGGTTAGACAAAATAAAAAGTTGTCTCAGATAGAAAAGTGTTCTAAAAATACTATGGATTTAGTTAGGAATGATATTAAAAGAAGGCATATTGTTAATATTTTAACTAAAAATGCTAGTATTAATACAGCAATTAAAAACTACAAAAATAAAAAGCAGATTAATATGACAATGGCTATTGGTATTAAGAGAACGGAGAAACAATTAGAGAAAAGGCGACAAATGGCAGTGAATAAAATCGTTAAATGTATTAAACATAGCAGATTTGTTAATAATATTAGTTTAAATATCAGGATTACCCACTATAAGCATAAAATTAGACATTTAGAAAATACAAAAAAAATACCTATAAGTAGGCGTTAAAACTATTTATGATAACATATTTAAAAAATTTTTATTTTAAATTTGATTTATTAATTAAAGCATATGTATTATTTATAACAGTTAAAAGCATTCCAATACGAGGTGCTTTATATAACTTATATACGATTAAATGCTTTCTCATGGTAAATATAAGGATTTACAAACGGAATTTCAACGAAAAATAGACCAGTTCATAACGATTAATAATATTTTTAAAAAACCTATACAAAAACTGATACAAAAAATGCTTAACGATACCGAGTATATAAATGGTCAAAGTTTAGAACGACATGATTGGGGGTATACTAAACATGACCTAGATATTAATATTCCAATAAATAATATTTCAGATAAAGATTTAGACGATATTATTATACGTGCGTTAAAAAAAAATGATATAGATGATACATCAATTATAGAGATCCTTTGGGGTGATATACAATTAGGAAAAAGAATTCACGCTATGATTATAATGTGGTTCTCTATATATATTTTAAAGCGCCCAGTTTTATATATTTTCAGAAATCTAACTATAGACCAAACCCAGTTGATGAATGATATCAATAGTCCTATATCAAATATTTATAGTTTTAAAAAAAAATATATGGCCGACATATTTGAAGAGTTCCATGAAGACATCCTAAAAGAATATGGCGTTTCATCAAAAGACGAATATCACAATTATGCTTTACCAAGTTTAACAACTATTAATTCGCAAGGAAGTATAGATAAGTTAAGTAATAAAGACCAGATGAGTGATCCCCGGCAAATATTTTGTTGTTTAATGAATGATAAACAACTGGAAAAAATAAATAGGGGTTTTAATATAAATATCAAGAATAATAAACAGTTAGTTAATGTAACATTGCTGGTAGACGAAAGTGATTTATTTGCTCCTACCGCACCAAATATTAAAACAGAAAAAAAAATTAAAGAAGCCGCGAAGTGTGAAAAACTGTTGGCCAAGATATATATGAAAGTGAAATATGCTTTACATATTACGGGGACCGCTCACTCGTTATTATATAACACTACAACTTTATTATCCAAGAATAGTGATATTCAGATGAAGATTTCTAAAATTCATAAAATGAAAAGGCGCACGGAATATTATGGTTTATTTAGCGGGGATGAAAGTAGTGGGATACAGTTTAACACCGACAATATAACGTCATGGTGGAGTAATAAAAAATATAATATTATAGATGATTACAACAATAATATTCAAAAAATAATTCGTAAAATTGACGGGCGTAAAAATGTAAAATATAATTCCTTTTTAATAAATGAGGAAAAAAAACGTGCATCTCAATTTTCTTTGGTTGAGAAGATAATGTATGATTTTAAAAATATAATTATTATAGTTTTTCACGGTGGATGTTTAGAGTTATATGTTCCTAAAAAAATATTAAACGCAGTTTTATATTATAGTCAATATGATGCTGAGAAATCACGCACTAAAAGATTATATAAGGAGGGCGGTGTATACCATGCCAATTATGAACAAGTACAAGAGCATTATAGATTTAAGATAAAAACGCGAAAAAAGGATAGCCCATTTAACATAAAACAGGTGTATAAGTTATTAGCAATGTTATTTAAAGACGAAAAAAATAAACTTACTAGTAATATCAAAAAAACGATTATTACTATAACTGGTAAATACGGTGAACGGGGATACTCATTTACTAGTGATGATTATGGCGAATATCAGTTACATTTAACGGATCAATATTACCCATGTCATACAAAAAATAAAAATATGACCAATGTATCCCAGAGTTTAAGACTTCAAGGTAAATATTCTGACACACCTACTCTTACTTTATGGACAACTACTGAATTGAGGGATATTATAAAAATATTTTATGTCCCGTTCATCAAAATGATAGAAAAGGAGGTAATGAACTGTGAAGATAATGATGATATAGTTAACGTGATTGAATCTATTATTGATACTGGTATGTTTAAGTTTAATAAATACATAAGATATTTAGCTCCTAGACGCCATATGCGTAATTTATCTATTAATAAACATTATGATAAAAAATATAAGGGTCATATTTTAATTGATTGGACTAACTTGAATAGTGTTGAAATTAATAATTGGGTTAAAGAACGTAATTTACCCACTTTTAATTGTATTAATGAAATTAAATCAATGCCTAAACAAGAATTTATTAAAAATTATGGTTCCTATAAAAGCGGTATACCTTTAAGAATAAAGTTAGATTCGCAACAAAAAGAAAGTTCAAGATCAGATATCCAAAAGTATATTATTAATGAATATCCTCAATTAAATAAGTATATATTTGATAGAAAAGTAAAAATTAAGAAAGGTTCAAAAAATAGTGATAGATTTTTAGGAATAGAAAAAGCAATTGATAACAATGAAGGATATAATCATTATATTACTAAACGAAAATCTAATTCATACAATATATTAATTTATAATAATTATCCCCATTGTCATATTACAATAACAGAAAAGGAAAAAGTTCTGCCTAAACAAACAAATGATGTTCTTAAAAAAACACCTTATGTAGTTAATGGATATAATGTTATATATTCAAAACTTAAAGAAATATATACTAAAAAAAATACCGATCATGGATATATAAATGAAGGCGGGGGTAATTTTATAGACGACTCGTTACCTGAAAAATATTATTGGAAGTCTCCCGACGGTTGGTTAATATATTACGATAAAAGTAAAAAAGATGAGATATTCTCCATTGATATTTCAAGGCATGAAAATGATAATGATTCGGGCGATGATATCGAAAATGAATCGGTTAAAGAGTTTATTACAAATAATATAACTCCCTCACAAAATCCTCGGTTACGCACCGGTCTATCGGGGATTAATAGGGCTTATAAAGAATACTGTCGTCAAAAAAATATAAAACCCTTGAAACAACTTGTTTTAAAGACTATCCTTAATGATATGGGTGTTAAAAAGGGCACACAAGTAGATGGCAAAAGAGGATATAATATTGAAATTATTAATAATATTTAAAGTTATAATAGTAGTATTATACAATGAAGGACCATGTAATCAATTCATTTATTGTACAGGAAAAAAATACGTTTAATGATATATATAAATATGCCTGTAATTTTAATAAAAAAATACTTAAAAATTATATTAAAAAGGAAATTAAAAATAAAATTAAACATGGACATATAACCACAAGTCATGGTTATTATGTATTAACAACAACCGGTAATCATATATTAAAAAAACATAAAGAATTTTACTATTACGAAATAGCTCTTTTTTTTAAAAAATTTTACAATAAAACAAAAATATACACAATGAACGAAATAAGACCTGAACAAAAGAGTTTACGTGATTTTTTAATTAATAATAAATCACACAAATGTATAATTTGTGATAAAAAACTACCATTATGTCTCCTTGAGACTGCTCATTTAAAACCAAGAAGTATATTAAATAATAATGAACTAAATGATACTAATATAGTGGAATTTATGTGCAGATACTGTCATAAATTATATGACGATGGTATGATTGCTGTTAAAAATGGTAAATTTTGTAAAATACCTGAATTAGACAAATACGATTTAAACTATGATTATAGTACCGTTGATGCTTATAATGAAAGTAATAAGAAATATTTTAATTATCATTATACTAATATATATAGGCATTATACTGAAATGTGAGTGACTTTAATATGTAAATGATAAATATCATTTAAAGGTTAAATAGACTTTATTATAAATAATATGCCAGACGGATGGGCTTTTTTAGATGACAATATTGAGTTTATATATGATGACGGCGACGACGATTACGCCCCGTATAACATAGTTTGCGAGGAATGGGGTGGAGGGTGGTGTGTATGTTACCCAGAAGAGGCTGGGTGGGAGCAGGATAAGGTGAAAGGGTTGATTGATGAAGAGAGCGAAGTCCCTCATATTATTTTCAGTGGTGTGAAATATCATTGTGTCGGATATAATTCCAGTACATCCATTATAACATGTACTAAAAGTGGCGGACACGTGGATAAATATGAAATGACGTGGACCAAATTATAATTTTATGAAATTGAAATGATTATAACCTATAAATGTATAAATAATAAAATAAAAAACTTTTTTATGTTTTTTATTTTTATGTTTTTTATGTTTTTCTATGCGTCCCTTACTTGCGTCCTTTACCTACGTCTTTTCTTTGAAGCCTTTTTGTTGATCCAAGCACTACGCCGCATTTTTTTGAGTACTTTCTTATCGTCCGTCTTCCGTGAAAAATGCTTCCGCCGAGAATGACGAACGTGTTCATAACATTCCAAGTCAGCTTTTTCGTCGTCATGTCGTCGGTTCCAAACGCTTTCGTCCAACCGTTCCTCGTCGCTACGCTCAAAATAGTGAGGGGGCACCTCATCCTCACCCTCATTGAAACGGACCCGCTCGGAGTAACTCCCGTTACCATGATATTGTGCTGCCCACCACATGCTCCACTCAAAAGCCCCCTTCTCGCGACGATGCGGTTTCGTCTTCTTGACGACCTGTGCGGGGGTTTTCCGCCGATCCCATACGGAATCATACAGTGATTGGTTCATTTTGGAATGCGTTGCCATTGGAATTAGTTGGTAGAAGAGTAAGTTGTAGAATGATATACTTTTCACTTGGTGGGATATAATCAAATTTTCCTAACCCTTTCTAAAATATTCTATAAAGGGGTAAATCGTCGCGGTCTATTTCTTTTTCCCTTTCCAATAACCCCATTTCACGCAGACATGAACAATAAAACCAACAAGGACATGATACCCACTATAATGACGATTTTTTCCTTCTCAGTGTAGTCGTATCGGGCATTTCCCGCTCTCTCTATATCCCGAATGGACATGGTGATGGTCATATGGGTTGCGTTCGTGAAACTGTAATATTATCCATCATAATTCTAGTATAATCAAATTTTTGTGCGCCCCTCTTTACCTAATATTTTAGAAGAGTGATAAAAAAATATTACCAAATTAAAAATTTAAATAGTAATACCGTGTGTGTTCTCGTAGTCTTCTTTAAATTGAATATTGCTAAAATGGGATTCCCATATAGAAAGAATTCCACCTAATAACAAGCGCTTATTTTTAAATTGGTGGGGTATTAAATTATATCTTTCAGCGATATTATTCAATGTGGGTCTTTTTATTGTTATTACCTTCATACTATATAACATTCTAAACCAACAATAGTCATCATTAGAGACATTAATAATAGACATTTATACAATAATATAATAAAGTTGGTCTTATATAGTTACATAAATTCATTTAACAATTACTGACTTTTATGTAAAAGGTCCTATATTATGCTTCTCACGGACATGCCCCAATAAATACAGTTTGGTAGGACTCAAGCGGCGTCCTCCAAAATAATTTTCCTGTAACCGAAAGGAGCACTCTGATAAAACCTGTTTGATGTTTCGTTTGCTAATCCATAGTCGCTTACGTAGACTTTCACGGTTGAGTTCCATATAGTATTCGTCTTGGCTACTACAATTAAAACACACCTTTTCATTGTGGTATTTATGATACTCCGTATCGGTAGGTTGTTCCTGACAGACCTCACATACATATCCCTTGGATGGATTGGTGGTGGTTATAACCTGGTCACCTCCAGCGCTGCCGTCGGTCAATGCCGGCGCCTCTGTTATTAGTACCGCTCCTGTGGGAAGAGACCGACGAGTAAAACCATTAATTTTATTACAATAATATGGACACCCTTCGTCGTCTTGGTGTGCGTACCATTCACGCGACTGCCGTTTCAACCTCCTGTAAAATCGCTTAACCTGTTTATTTGCCCGTATGGACGATAAGGAGTATGATTTTACATGAAGGAATTCAGAATTTGTCGCTCGGGATAATGCGACATAGACCTGTCCGTCGTCAAAAATATTAGAACCAATATCCACGCTTAATTTTTCAATACCCATACCCTGGGATTTGTGGATAGTCAACGCCCAGGCTAAACGTAACGGATATTGGTCAATATAGTAATGTGGGAATTCCCAGCGCGCGCGCTCAATATAATGAATGTTTCCATCTCTGGTTCGCACCTTCGCACACGAATTCACAAACCCCAAGAAGATGCCCTGGCGCCCATTAACCAACCCCTTTTTGATGTCAATATTTTTATTAATA